CGGTGGTGGCATGGGCTGGGCACAGCGACTACGCTCTCGTTTCAGAACTTCGCTATGAACATGCCTTGGGGTAGGCAGCTACATAACAAACAGCTACAGATGCAAGCCAAGCTTGGGTCTGATCATGTCTTAGCTCCCATAACAAACGCAATCTTTAACCCTGACTTGGACAAGGTATGGAGAGCAGCCGATGACCAGCTTATCCAGTTGGGTAATCAGCTTATGGACGTTGGCACCTTGCGTAAGCAACTGGATGCTGATGGTGTCATGGACACATTTGTTCATGCAACTCTGCGAGAAGCAGCAGAGAAAGCCTCCAAAGAATCCCTCCTAGCTTTTCCAACTAAGCTTAAGAATAAGCTCTGGAAAGAAAACGTCCAAGGCGAGATGTACTCTTCTCATGCGACCTTCGTCCAACAGAGGCAAAGAGCAGCTTTCTACCTAGAGATGCGACGTAAGGGGATGAACCGTAAAGAGGCAACTGAGGCGCTGCGGAAAACTCTGTATGACTGGAAGGATCCGCTCACTGCTGTTGAGATGAAAGTCTTCGCTCAGGTCTCGACCTTCTACAGGTTCTATCGCTTGATGATGAAGCAGACAGCTTCAATGCTGCTGGAGCCTTTCACTACACCTGTCTCAGCTAAAAGCATCGTGGCAGGCAACACATCTCTAGGCAAGCTGCGACAGATGGTTCAGGGTACGAATGTCATAAGTGATGCAACTTACTGGGGTAGTGAGCAGCAACAGCGCAACACCTTAGAGGGCGACACTCTAGCACGGGGGCTGCGTGAGGTCGGTCCTTGGTGGAATCATACACGCCCACCCCTCAACAGTTACCCAATGGATCCAATGGACCGAGAATACTGGGCGAAAAAAGGTAAGGCTGGGATCACACATGAGACTACATTGATGCCTGCCTTCACGCCTTTCGATGGGGCACAGTTAGGTATGACTACAATGGCTGGTCTGGTCGGGGTATCCGCGCACTTAGCGGGTGTTCCTATGACTGATGACTGGATGAAACAGTCTTATGACCCACTAATGAATATGCTTCTACCACCAGTCTCCCAAACATTTGGTGGTTACCTGGACTCGTTAACTGGTGATTCCTTCTGGGGATCAGGTGCCTTGTCTACATTACGTCCTGGTGAAGCCGAAGTTCTATCTATGATGAGCCCGCTTGCTGGGCATCCCGACTGGATGACGCCCCAGCAAGAAACTCCCTACAGTAAAGTGAAAGCCCCAGCGATGGTTGTGGATCTCTTTCGTATGCTCCCATTCGTAGGGACACAGCTTCCTACCTTCTGGGCAGCAGCAGAGAATCCAGCCTGGGCAAGAAGTAATGCCGAAGGGATATGGTATGCTATGCGAGGCTTAACTAGCTTTAAGCCATACCCCATTAACCCTCTTCAAGAGATGGAGTGGGGTTACGAGAGGAGAAAACGTGCTACAACTAAAGAACTCTCAGCCGCTGAAAGGCAGGCCGGTTGGGAACTGATTCAAAAAACTAAAAGGCAGGAGGACGAATAAGATGGCAAGAATCGCACCGGGAGTCATTCCGATTAAAGATGCTAATCCTTACGGGACTATTAGGGCAGTCGCTAACGAGCATATCGCAGCACGTAAACTTGTTCTAGTAACAGGTCACCGGGCTAATATCACACAGGTGGATTTGGCTGACGCAACTAAGGAAGATCAATGTAAGGGTAGGCTTCTACTGACACGCAGCGAAGGGCAGGTGTTGTGGGTCCATTCTTGGGAACTGGTACGTAACTTGACTTTAGACACCCCTGTAGGCTCACTTGTTTACTTAGGTACGAAAGGAGATTACGTCTTCTCCCCACCTAAAGATGCGGTTGTAGTCCGCCAGGTAGGCAGAGTCGTAAGCGATAACGCAATCTTATTTGACTTAACTGCCGAGAGTGACCATGAGAATGCCCTCTCAGGAAAGCACGTAGCACCCGCAGCGGAAGCATCGTTGCCCCTTCTCTTCACTGCACACATCGACGGCAGGACTAAAAAGCTAAAGCTGAATCCACTTAGCTACCCTGTTGAGGTTATTGATGTCTGGGCTGTTAAGCAGGGAATGAAAGGAAAGAAAGGTAACAACGTACGTCTTGAGAACTGCGTTGGTCCCATCTCTAGCGTCCTCTCCCTTGAAAATGTAGAGGCTGGCGGGATTGTACGCAGTCAGTTTGTTAAAGAAAGCACACGCCAGATTAAAGCTGGTGCTTCTCTTCATGTGGTAAGCTCTGGGCAAGCTGCCTGTACCGTTCATATCTTAGCAAGGAGACTTTAAATGGGAGCCCCATCATCTACTGAAGCTGTATACTCTCGGACCGCCGGGGTGGTACAAAATGTGGATAACGCAGGTTACACTGAAATTACAGTCACTGTGCCAACTGAAGGTCGGTTACGTCGGGTTCGTGCGGAGTTTGCCGCTGGCTCGGTTGGTACACAGATCGCGCTTCAGGTACGAGAAGCAACAGGTGTAAGTACAGGTCTGCCTGTTGTTTTAGCTTACGCACTCACACCTACTGGCATTGATAGCCTTGAAGATATTTACTACCAATCAACTTCGCCTTCTATTTCAAGTGGCTCGTTGTTTGTGGCTGTAACTACAAACGGCGCACTAGGATCAGCAGACACTATCAATATTAGCTTAGACATTGAAGGCACTGCTTAATGCCTCTTCCTGCGACCAAGCATCCATACCGCACGAACCCGAAGCAAAGGGTAACGAGAGTTACACCTAGCGACGATACGTGGATCCCTGTGGTGAGGATGGCTGACGATAGCTGGAAGGATTTCTACTTCATGAACCTGGGTTTTGCTAATGACAAGCCTGCGGGGGTAAACACCGCTAATCCTGCTACAGCAGGGACCGAATCCTTCGGTGTGCCTAATCCCGCCACCTCTGAGTTGTCCCAGCCTGCTGGGTCTCACTGGCGTGTCAGCCAGAACCCCCAGCCCGTGGGTGCGGATAAGCACATCACTCTATGGAAGAGCGGCGAGCTTGAACTGGTGGATACGACAGGGACTGCGACGGCCTTGTACCCAACAGCTATAGCTCCTTGGGACCCCGAGTTCTCAGGCATAGGGCTGCGGCTCGCCGCCCAGAGTTCAACGTCAGGCGCAGGTGTAGAGATTGTCCCGCGCACGGTTTACCCTCCGGCAGAATCCCCATCGAAGGTAGGGTCTCTGACATGGCGCACCCCAGAAGTTGCCGGGATGATTCAAGGTGCAGGGGGAGGAGCGCCCGTAGCCGATACGAACACCTCAATCATAATAGGTCACTACTCCTATGTAGATGGGCTCGCTTATGTAGGCGGAGGAACTTATCGCGATCGATGCTGGGTAGGGCTAGGCGTAAAAAACCTGGGAGCTACTTGGGAGCGGGCATTCGCATCGGGCATCTGGGCCCCGACTTGGACTCCGGCGAGTGGTCAGGCTGTGACCTTTCCTGCTGCCCCACGCACTCAGCCCTTTAACGAAAACGGACTCTCGCACTCTTATGAGTGGATGCTAGAAATACCACAGGAGAGCGCCTATTTCCCCGCTGGAACCCCCAATGTAGTCATGTTCGTGCGCGGCCCAGATAGCGCCGCGTGGGTTCCTGGCAACGACGGCTGGTCACCTTTCGCCGGTATACATAACAACGAAAACGTTGGAGTAACCTGTACTAGCGCAGTCATAACAAACTGGCAGTACAGGTGGATGAAATATCGAGGGATCTCACCGTGAGCAATACACGCACCACACCACCAGCAGGCCCATGGGCGTTCCTTACAACGGCTCGTCGCACTCCTACTAGCGAGTGGAAAAGAATCATGGCTCCCACGGAAGGCAGTTGGGAAGACTTCTTCTTTTATCAGATGAACTTCACCAATGACATCCCTGCTCCTGCGGACGTTACTCACGATGTTCCGGGGGGTACACTGTGGAAGGTAACAGGCGCTGGTGGTGGTCCATGGAACCGTAGAACGGTCACTCTATTTACTGATGGCGTCCTGGAGCTTAGGGACGATTCAGGTGTTCTCAATCTAACTCCTGGGCCTGGCAACACCCTTCTTCCTCACAACTGCTTGGCAGTGACGTGCAGAGAGACTCCTATTCATTACCCGGTGTCTCTGCCTGGAACCACCACTCCTATCCCTAAGTCAGCACAAAGAGGTTGGGCTATGGTAGATGCCGTCTTTGTAAACAAGGCAGCACGAAGGACTATAGCGGCCAGAGGCAACACTCCAGGGATGTTGTTGGCTGACCTTACGACAGCGCCACAGCCGCGTTACGTCTCTCAGCGTTTCGAGTGGGACACCGGCAGCATTGCTTCCCAATGGTGCTCCTTTACTACGGCACTGCCAGGACCTACTGTTACTGGGTATGGTTATGGTGCCCCCACCCAGTCTCTCGGTATCGATGACTTGGACGGGATCACTGTCCAGATTTGCGGTGGCCCTAACACTTACCCTTCCGAGAGGAACTCGTGGGGGAACTGGGTCGGCCCGTTACCTGCCGTCGTGGTCTGGAACTCCGTTGGGGAAAACAACACCGGAGACATGGACGTAACGGACCTCAGACCAGGGCTGTTCATAGGAAATGAGTTGGGACCCGCTTTACGAACTGCCGTCATGTGTGTGGACACAGCCAAATGGCTAGCTAGAACTTATATGTTTGGAGGGGAGTACCCCTAAAGGATCGATCGTGGCTTGGCTCTCTCAAGACTGGCAATATAGGTATCCATTTGTAATCCCTATCGATGCGGCCTTTGTACAGGCAGCAGGCAACCAGCCATGGGCTATCCATATCCCTTCCAGTTGGGCCTACTTCTGGGAGAACATACAGCCCGGAGGGGCTGACGTACGTATTACGGATTGGACCGGTAAGAACGTCATCGACTATACGTTTCCAGGTGGCTCGCTGAGTCCGGGCGATTACATAAGCGTCAACTTCGCAAATGTAACCAATGTTAATCAGTTCGACGATGAGCCTGCTATCAACACAAGCCCGGACCTAATGGTCTGCTGGCTATACTGGGGCAACGTTGGTGCTACTGACGCGCAGGGTCAAGCAGGAGGGGGGTTCGTAAAAGCTATTGATGTAAGCACACCAGCACCTTTCTTTGACTACACCGTGCAGTGCTTAGATATAGCCCCAGGGACTACAGCCGTTACCCAAACAATAACAAAGCCTCCCAATAACTTGGTGCAGGCAGCCGGTTATGCATCAGCGGCGAATGTGTACTGGGATGTAACTAATGTGATCGGAAGTGCCTTCTGGGGCGATGTAAACAACCGGCTTCTGGTTGACCAAGAGATTATGAAGTTCTGTGCTTGGGTAGTGGACTCAACAGCACCCTTTGTTCCTGTGCAGATGGGAGTTTGGTCTGACGCAACCATGGTGATGGATTCCGCAGGTAGCGTCTTCTTAAAGATCCCCTACAGCGGTGGGACCAGCGGTGACCTTTACCATTTAGATCTTCAGATGCAGACACGGCGAACGCTAAACGACTTTACTGATCACCGAGAACCCAGAGCACGGGTTAACTTAGAAGTCATTGAACCGACATAGGAGAGAGCTATGAAGAAGTTTATTTCACGCAAGCTGATTCTGACTACGGCAGCAATCCTGCTTGTGGCAACTGTTAACTTACTTGGTGCCCCTCTTGATGAGGCAGCACTTAACTCGATCACCACAATGGTCTTAGGTCTTGTCGGAGCACAAGGTCTGGTTGACTTCGGTGAAGCATGGAAGGCTGGCACTGCGCTAGCGGAGGCTGTAGACGATGAGTAAGCTAAGAAGTCTTGCAAAAAATGCAGCCCGAAAAGCTTTAAACGAAGATGATAGGGCAGAGATTCATGACGATGTAGCAGTCCGCCGCAACATGAAAAAGCAAGATGCTGAAATAGATAAGCGTGAGTCCGCTGCCACTCAGCAGGTTGCTACCTATCCCTATAAACCGACTGACGAGCAGAACTTAGTGAAGAAGTCAGTCACTAGGACGTTAAACGCAGGGGAACTTTCAGAGGGAAAGGAGCCCGTATGGGACCTTGAAGAAAAGGTAGCAGAGCACTTTGAGAACCTAAGCCAGTGGGAACTCTGGAGCCTTATCAGACAAGATTGGCTGAAATCGAATAAAGGAGATTAAGATGAGTAACCTTACTAATGAAGAAGAAGTAAAAGCGATTGCTGTTAAGGCAGTAAACGGCTGGGTGAAAGACAAGGGTATATCAGAAGATAAAGCCATTGACATTCTCGCTGAGACTATCGATGCTCTGCTTCCCCTAGATACTTTCATCAAAGGACCACTAGGTAGAAGCCTAGAACGTGGCGATGCTAGGGCTATAAAGATGTTTCTACTCGCTCTACGCCCCTTACTTACCCAAGACCCTGATAAGATCCGCGCTCGCGCTGACAGGGCTGAGAAGCGCGGCAAGCTAAAAGCTGCTGAACGTAAGAGAGCTAAGGCTGATCGGGTAGAAGCTAGGCAAGACGAGATCACTGAAGAGAAGCCGAAGTCGAAGCCTAAGATCAGACGCAAGAAGAAATAGGGAGAAGTAATGCCTCGTGATTTAGGTGCCGAGCACGCAGCAAGGAGAGCCCTGGAAAGCATAAAGGGGTAACA